ACGGGTATAGGCGTAAATAATGATCAGCGAAGTAACGACGGCCAGACCGAAGAACATCATCACCTGAATCAACCCGTCGATCAGGTCGCCCATCAGTTTGGCGAAACCGATTGTTTAGGACTGAGATAAATACCTAGGGGGACGTGAGATATACCTGGGCCATTCCGGGATAGGCTGGCACAGGTTGGGATGGTTTGTGAAATTCAGTTGCAGCCAATGCAATAAGAAGACGCCCCGCTCAGCCGTCAGTGAGCGGGGCAAACATATCAACCTGACGGCGCGCTATCTCGTCCTTTCGCACTGCTTTAACGATCTTGTAGATCCACTGGAGCGACACGGCGTATTTGCGCGCCAGCTCACTGTGGTTGGTGCCATTGAATTCGTCGTAGATCTGGCGATCACGCCGGCTCAACTTGACCGATAGCCCCATCGGGAAATAGAGGTTCTGGCCGCCCCAGTGCGCCGCCATGCGGTCAGAGACCTCCTGCGCCACATGCCGAGCGGCGGCTTCCTCCATCGACACCAATTCAACGAGCGCGACCGCAATGTGTTCGGTGAGATCGGTCAGCAGTTCCGGGCCTTTGCTTCTGAACTCTGTCATACACCCTCCTGTACGGCGCCTGGGGCCTGTTCGATGCGCTGCTGCCATTGCTTTAAGTTTTCGATGACGCGACTAGCCTGGGAACCCTTGAGCCATTGCAATGCGTTAACGCCAGTCATGTTCAGAACGAACTTCGCCAGCGCTTCCTCCGACGGATCGCGCACCGCACCGAGGCTGTGCAAGGTCAGCCACAGCGACCGGATTTTCCGCGACTGAGCGTCGTCCGCCCTCGGGCGCTGCTGCGCCTTTTTTGGACGAACCGTAAACCCGCGTTGCTTGAGCTGTTCCAAGACCCGGTGAAGGTTTGGAACGCTCAAGTCGGCTGAGGACGTCGCGCCTTCCAATCCCGTCATGCTGGCCAACATCAGGCGGAAGGTGTCGTCATCCATCCGCAGTTCGCGTCGGGCAACGTGGATCAGCTTGATCAAGGACAGTCGGGCTGGGTTGGCAGGCGCTTTTTTCACTTGGCACCTCCCGGCCGCGACCGCGTTCCGTCTTGCCGCTCATTCCGGGCCGCGTGGAGCTGTTGCCGGATCTTGCTGCATTTAATGTGGCTTCCTACAACGCGAGGTCGTTGGCACTGATCACAGACCGCCTGGAACTCCAACACCCCTGACGTGAGTTTCCCTATGCTTGTAGAGACCATGTCAGACCCCCATCGTCAAACGTGCGCGGGGACTGTGGTTCACCGCCTGATGCAATTGCGCTGACTTGCCCGCCGCATAGCCGGCGTCGGCCGCGACTTCATCACGCGCCTTCAGCTTGCGGCGCTTCAACTCGACGCTTTCGAGTTCTGGATAGTTCTTCTCCATGTAAGCTTCAACCGCGTCGGCGATGTTGTCTTCGACACCCGCGAAGGCTTCAATTTTGGAATGCACCGCATCGATCCAGGCATTCGCGAAGGCATCACCGCGAGCGACTTTCGTGGCGCGTTTGCAGCGCTTTTGAGATTTCAGATACTCGCGCCGTGCCTTCTGTAGTTGACGCTCCAATACCTGGTAGGCGTAACCCGTCAGTTCAGGCGCTGCGGCGCAGCCGATGAAAACAAAGCGAGCCGCGCCGAGAACACTGGTGGTTATGATCAACCGTGTGCCGAACGCGAGGCCGCAGACCTGCGCAAGTCTGACCCGCCAAGCCGGCGGCGAGCCTTCAGACCCCGCCAGAACAGAGGCCTTCCCCGCCATGCTGGCAAGCACATCGCCCATTTCGAGGTTGTACAGTTCCATCAATTTATGGGCTTGGCGCAGCGCGATCTCTGCTTCGTGCGGGTTGCTGGTTTTGGACTTCGCCATCTCCAGACACTTTTTGATCTTCTCCAGCGTGCGGTTGTTGTCCATGTCACACCCCCGCCAAATCAAGTGGGATGGCTTCGTAACGGTCGGTATCGCCAACGCGCTTGTAAAAGCGGATATAGCTGCGGCTGCCCGCGACCTGGATCGCATCGCCGATTGCCTCCATCGCCTTTTTCCAGCGCGGGTCATCAATGTCATGGCGGCGCAGCGACAGGATTCGAGCGGTACGCAGCTCCCCGTTGCGATCAGCCCGGAATGCGTCATTGATCAACACTTTGACGCCTGGGTGGGAGTTGGCCGTCCATTCATACGCGCACTCATCGAGCAGCGCCTTGGCTGACTGAAGGTGTTCGTTGAACTCGATCTGGTCCTGATTGGCGCGCATCAGCTTGTAGCGCCCATCGAAGCTGATCAGGGTCAGATTGCCCTTCGTGCCACGCGACACAACGCCGTACTGCTCTTTGCTGATCTGCAGCAACGCGTCAATTTCACCGAACACATGCGCTTTGAACTTGAGCAACATAGCGCTGATGGCCATGGCCTGGTCAACGGCTTCGATCACCACCTTGTCGCGCAGCAGATCCGTAGGCTTGATCGAGGCTTCGGGCACCATGCGTCCGAGGGCGTCAACGCGGTAGCCCGGCGGTATTTGCAGAGCTTCATTATTAGTCATTGGTTTTACCCTCCAGAAGTTGGCGCAGCTGTTGTGCAGCCAACCGGCAAGTTTCATCAGCGCCAAAGCCGCCGACCTGTACGACCACACGCTCAACGCCGCCTGACTTGTCAGCCACCGTAACCAGCCAATCGCTGATCCGGTTGTAGCCAATCTCCAGCCAAAGGAACGGCATCACGGCGTGCGCCTGGTCGAACGCGTCCAACAGTTCGGCCTGACGTACGACGCGTTCGCCGGTTCGAATGTCCAGAGCGACCAATGCGCGGCGAAGATGCCGGCCGGCATCGTAAAATCGGCTTTCAGCTATGGCGGCGCTGGCCGCCGACAGATGCTCGGCCGGCGCGGACGGGCGGTGCACGTGCTCAAGCACCGTTGAAACGTGCTTCATTGCGTCTGCCCAGGACATGGTCGGCAATTCCGTCCATACAGCGTCTTGCAAGGCCTCAATCGAGGCGTTCAGTGACTGGCTCATTTGTCCTGCTCCTTGACCAAGGTGAACCAGACAACCCCGACGCCCCGAATCGATGCCGTGTTGCGCGCAAGCCGCCCCTCGGCGTTGCAGCGCATGCTGCGAAGCTCATGCCCAAAGCGCCGCGCCAGAAGTTCTAGGCTATCGGGGTCAACAAAAATCTTGTTGTCCGCAAGCACCAGTGCCTTGATCACAATTCCGGCCTCGCGCATGTCACGGGTCAGATCATTGAAGGTGGCCAGTTTTTTCGGGAATTCCTCGGTGAGGATGCTGAGCGGCTGAGCTGGGGCCATCTGTACCAGATGCAGAGCGGCCATTTCACACCCCCTTCACGACGTCAGCGGTGACGATTGGCGCGCCGAGTTGTACGGCCAAGTTCATCGCCGCGATCATGAGGTTGCCGATTGCCAACGGGTACAGCAGCGAAACAGTCTCGTCACGACCGCCGCGCCGGCTTGGCTGAGACAGTCGCGCAGCAATCGCCTGGATACCGCTGGCATCAATGACCTCGCCGAGCGATTTGCCCGCACGGTCAAAGCGAAACTTCAGAAACTCTTCCAGGCGGTTGCCTTCGATTGGCGTCAGGGTGACCCGCTCGCAACGCTGTACGACCTCACGCACATCAGCGTTGCGCTCGCTAAGTTTCACATCCAGTTCGGGCTGGCCAATCATGATGATGCTGACCAGTTTGGTGAAACCGACTTCCAGCTCAAGGATGCGCTTGAGGTGTTTGAGCGTCGGGATCGGCAGGCTGTGTGCCTCTTCGATCACCAGGCAGTGGCGGTAACCGGCTGCATGAGACTCTTTCAGAGCCTTGTGCAGTTGGGCGAAGCGTGCCTCAGGGCTGCTCTTGGGTTTGGCCAGCGGCGCGACAGCAGCCATCATCGACTCGGCAATGTGAGTGCTTTTCAAGGATTTGCCCTTGGTGTCGTTGTCCTCGGAGGCCAGAACATAGGGCTCAATGATGATCACCGGATCACCACCCTCGGCGATGCGGTTCACCAGGTCGCGGCGTAGCGTGCTTTTACCTGCTCCGGATTCACCCACGACCGCGAGGAACCCACCGTGGCGCGCCGTCTGATACATGATCTCGCGGACATAGCGAATGTCAGGGCTGACCCACATATCCTGAGCGCACTGCAGCTCATCAAAGGGATCACGGAACAGGCTAAAGACCTTGCGGGTATTTGGCTGTAGGGTCTGTTTTGGCAGTAACATAGATTCGTCCTCCCCGGACGGCTCATTCATTTGGGCCGGATCTGCCGTGTTGGCGCACGGCAGATCCACTTCTTCAAAGGCGTTGGCGATATCGGCATCGTTGGCGCCGGATTCGGTCAGGAACACACGGATGCGCCCCTGCAGTTCGTCGCAGTCCAGACTGCGAGGCCACTGACTGTGATTCAGCAACTGGGCAACCGTGGCATCGCTGAGACTCAGCGACTCAGCCAAGGCCGACTGAGGGCGGCCTACCCCCTGTAAAATTTGCTTCAGCTTCAACATCACTCACCTCCAACCGCAGCCAGGACCAGGCTGAACGGTTTGCGCATGACCTCGACAGGTCGTTTCAGCTCCGCCTCGATGGCATCGAGCTGCTCTTGTGGTACTCCTTCCGGGTATTTCTGCTGCAGCCAGCCGAAGGATTCAGCGGACCAGAGATTGACCAAGCGTGGTTGCAGCAACTTCGCTGCCTCGACGTGCGTCAGTGGTGCGTGTTCTACGGTCGGAGCGTTCACGTTCAGCGATGTACCGCGACGCGGCATGTAAGCCGGCAACACGGTGTCGCTGACGTGTTTGTGAGGATCAATCAAGCCACCGAACGGTACGGCCTTGGCCTTGCGGGCTGCTTCGGCTTCGGCTTCGCTGGTGGTGCCGGTAGCGATCTGCTCCAGGACTTTGCGCGAGACTTGGGCCGGCGTCTCGGCATGGCGTTTGTACTGTTCGCCAATGGTTGCTGAGGTCTCCGCAAACCCGAACTGATCGATACCGATCCGCTCGATAACGTGGAACTGCTCGCGGCCGTCTTCGCCGACCAGCACAGCGATAGCGGTGTCTTTGTCACGCCAGCAATTGCGAGTGATCAACAGCTTTTCAGCGACCATCACACCAGGTACAGAGCTGACATCGAACTGATCGCCCCGGAACGAAACCCGTAGCAGGTTACTGACAGTGCGATATTCCGGCGTACTGACCGCCAGCTCACGGCAGACCTCGACACTTGGCGCCAGGCGTAACTGGTCTTGCTTGATCAACTGCCACACGCCATATCTAGTGCGCCGGGTACGGGTATGAATCGCAGTGGCGTTGTAGTAACGCATCCACCTTCCGGCCCAGGCGTTGATTTGCTCCAGGCTGTTCGCAGCCTGAAATTTCAGTGCACTCTCAAACTCACGCTCAACGATGTTGTGCGCCTGTTCTACCTGGCCTTTAGCTCGTGCATTGCCAACCTGGTTGATGATCAAGTCGATGGACATGGCCCGGCACAGGTTGCGGAAGATGCCACTGGTCATGGCTGCACCAGGGTCAGTCATCAGCATCCAAGGCACACCGTGAAACGGGTCCGATTCGTGGCGCTTTTGCATCGCGTTGATCAACACGGTGCACAGGTTCTCGGCCGACTCAGCACCAAGTACGTACTCCAGGTACAAGGTGCCGCTGGTGTGGTCGGTGATGACATAGCGCCACAGACGTTGGCGTTCGATCTTCTTCAGGTTGCCGGGTTTGCCGTCATAGAACTCGGCTTTGTTCATCGCCTGCGCGCCGTTGTCAGCGAGGTAGAACTGCGTCGAGATCGATGCGTCCACTTGCCAAACATGGTTCGGGTGATTGCTGGCCAGCGACACCGCTGGTGCATCGTGCAGCAGCTGCTCAGGATGCAGCTTGTAGCTTTTCAGAGCACGACTGATGGCACCGCAGGTCAGTGGGCGAAACAAGCCTGTGGCTTCATCAACCCGGCCCGCGAGGATCAGGCCATTGCTGCGCAAGCGCTCAACAGCACGTTCAATTGTGGACAGCTGCTTGTTGTTGGCGCGGATAGACTCCAGCAGCACCGCCGAAATCAATCTGGCTTCATCCAGGGGTAAAGCGCTGTTACCCGCATCGCTTCGGCGTTTACGCGGCGTGGCCACTCTGACCTCCTTCAGCTTGCGCTGAAGTGTTTGGATGGAAACACCCAGCTCAGCCGCGCCCGCCTGGTAGACAGCAGTACGCTGACCGTGCGGGGCGTTGTCCGCTCGCTGGGCGATTTGGGCCAGTTGCTGGATCTGTACCGGGTTCATGGGTTAAGCCTCGGCCGCGTTCATCCAGGCCGGAGCACCGTCTACATGCTCTGGCAAGTGAAACTCGCTGCGGACCGCCGCAAGGGTGATTTCGAGCTGACGAATCAGACCTGCTTTAAAGGTGCGGTGGTCTTCGCCGCTCTCGGCTGCATGCTCTTCCAGCTTGGCGAAGCCTTCACGCAGTGAGCCGAGAATGTTGGCTTCCGCCTCATAGGCGACCGCTGCGACTTCCTGGCGAAGCTCTTTCGCGACTTCATTCGCAGGCATGGACTGGAGGCGCTTGCGGGTCTTCTCCAGCTCCTGCTTGGTCTTATCCAGCTCAGTGGTTTTCTTCGCCATAACTTCGCTTTGCGCTTCGTAGTCTGCGTTGGTTTCGTCGAGGCGCTGGGTCAGCTCTTCTTTTTCCCTGGCGTGCTTGGCGATGATCTCTTCTGCCAGATCCAGAAATGCATCCTTGTCACCGGCTTTGGCTACTTCGATCAGGGCGGTTTTATCGTCCTCGGGCAGGCGACGATATTTGCGCAGATCCCGATACCCGGCCCCGATTTGGGTTAATTGCTGAAGAGCTTCTTCACCGAACACATCGAGATTTTTTAGATCCTCATCGACCTTGCTAGCACTAGTACCAAGTGCTCGACAAAACCCGTCAAAAGTCCCGACGTCGGCAATTTCATTACCTTCCCTGTCATACCCCTTTTGCCCCGCAAGAGCCCGGTACATCTTGCTTTCCTTGATGTTCTTCAGTTTTTGCAAACTCACGACGTCGGTAAATTTGGATATCGCCCGACTCATCTGAATCTGACCGAGCATCTGATTAACCAGATCACGTTCGGCGCTATGTGTGGTTTGCATCGTTGCCATCGCATTCTGATTGGCTGTCAGCATTTCGCCGTCTAACACGGGTAGTTCGATAGCTTCAGTAGTAGGGGCTTTGGTACGTGCCATGGTGTTCTCCTTAGTTCATCGACCCAGCGGCAATGCGCTGGTTGATTTCCTGCATGCGGTTGGTCAGGCGGGCCATGTGTTCGGCATGGGCCTGGGCGATCTGCAGCACGCCCACGGAATGAGCGAACCGGCCGTTGTCCAGCTTCACCGCAAGGCCTTCCTCAATCAGGGTCTGCATGGCTCGGGTGATGTTGCTGGGGCTGTCCTGGGTTAAATGGGCCAGTTCGGTGTTGCTAAGCCCGGTCACGGTGTGGCCCTTCAAGGCCTTGAGTACACGCAACACCCGTGCGGCGGCTGAGACGGTGCGGCTCATGGCTGCCCCCCCAATTCGAGTTGTGGCTGTTGGGTTTGGTTGACATTTCCTCGGTGCCAGGCGAGTCCTTCCATCGCGGCCTGAATGGCTGCCAAGGTTTCTTCGGCTTCGCAGTTGTTGGCGTAGAAAGCCAACAACTTTCCGGTAGCAGTGGTCAGCAGCTCTTGCAGAGCCTGGGTGTCTTGAGCAGTGCAATGCCGACCAGTCGGCATCGCGATGGTCAGTCGCCCAGAGCTAGCGGCGATCCAGCGGGTAACGTAATCGCAGCCGCAAGCCCGTTCATAAGGAAGGATCAAATTGGCAGGCATACGTCCGGTCTGCAGCCACTTGTAAACCGACCAGTGATCAGCCACCCCCATCTCATCGGCAATACGCTCCACGCCTTTGTTGTGCGCTTCCTTTGCGAAGTCCTTACACAACTCCATTGCATGGCGAAGTGAGGTCGGTTGGACGTTCTTCCAGCGACGACGGTTCATTGGAAGGCCCTCAGTAGAGCGTCTTCCAAACAAACGGGGCATTTGCACCTATGCAAAAGGATTACTCCAGGTGCAATGTTTTCGGGTACATTCCCCAACATGGACATGAGAAATGACCGACCGTATTGAGAGACTTGAAGCACAAGTGAATGCTCTAGCGCAGGGCTGGTTACGCCTAGCGGCTGCTCTTGAAGTTCAAGGGTTTGTTGCACCGGGCGACATTGATCATGCGTTGCTGTCGGTCCGGTGGCCTGGGCAGTCAATAGAGGCAGAGGCAACCAAGACGTTGGCATGGCTATGTGAGCAGCTCGCCGAAGCACGAGAGGCGCGTCGATCTGCGGTGCATTGATTAGCTTTCGCTGCATGGTAGCCATCACGCTGCCAACGCTACGGAGAGCTTAAGACCAAGCTTCACTGCAATGTCATGGGCCTTGCCATAGTTGGCTTTGGCTTGGCCATTGAGGACGCGGTAAACCTCGTTGCGGGTGTAACCGTTTTCGGTAGCCCATTGGGTAATGGTTTTGCCGATTCGACGGAAGTTTTCTTTCACCTGGTCGGCGGTTAGGGCTTTGGCATGGGTGGCCATGGTGGTGGCTCCTGTGATGCAAAGATAATTGGGTTATGTGGCAATCATGATGGTATCTAAAAGAATACCTGTCAAGTGGTGAGTAATGCTTTTGAATATCGGAGAGCGCCTTAGAGAGGAGCGAGAGCGACTGGGCTATAGCCAGTCAGCTATCGGGGCTATTGGGGGCGTCAAGAAGCTTGCTCAGCTGAAGTACGAGCAAGGTGAAAGGTATCCCGGTGCGGACTACCTAGCTGCGCTGGCGAAGGTCGGTGCAGATACGCTGTATATCGTTACTGGTGAGAGATCTGCGGGTTCACTCACCGCAGATGAAACAGAGCTGCTTGAGAAATTCAGGTCCGCTCCATTAGCAGTTAAAGCGGCTGCTATCGCGGCGGTCACAGCTGGCTCTGCCCCAATTAAACAAACGTTCCACGGGTCGGTGGGCCAGTCTGTGGCTGGCAACGTCACCAACAAGTCAGGCGTTACCTTCAATGTTGGGGATATGAAATCCAAGGAGTAACCCATGAGTCAGGACTTTCATGGTGATGTAGGCCAAGCGGCGGCGGGCGATATCAATAACTATGGTGTCAGCATCAGTCTCGTTGACAAGATCGAGACTCGGAGCCTGGTATCTGCTCAGCGTAAAGAGCTGCATGAATTACGCGCAAAGTGCGAGGAGTTGGGTGATGACCCTCGTGATGTTTGGCGTAGAGTTCACGCTCAACTTGGAGTGACCACGATCAGCGAGATCACTGCAGAGCAGTTCGTCGATGCACGAAACGCGATACAAGCAAGGCTTGAGCTTCTACAAGAAGAGGCCGATAAACGTCGGTTGGTGGGCAAGGTGTTACGGGCCGTAGCTGAAAAAGATGCGAAGGCTGAGATGAACAATTTCTGTGAGTTGAGCTTCGGACGCACTCAGCTCATAAACCTTCAGAAACCACAGCTTCAACAAACGTTAGAGTTTGTTCAGCGCTTTCAGCCGATGAAACAGCCAGAAGCGTCTCCAATTGAGCCTAAAGCAATCTCGATCAGAGAGTTCCTGGTCGTGCATAAACAGAACGCTGCCGTTTTGTTTTGCTTAGGCGTACTGGTCGGTAGAATTTGGTTCTGAGAGAGTTTTCGAGTCAGGGTAAAGCCAATAGGGAACTTGTAGAGGGCGTGATTGATGAAAGGAATTTTTTGTACGTTCGTGTTGCTGATCTCTGTAGCTGCTCATGCTGAGCCTTTCAAGAAGGCAAGCCCTGAGTCGTTGGAGCAGGCCACTAAACAAATGAGCGCCCTCAGCCAAGCAATGACTGACGGTATTGCCATATTAAAGAGCGGCGATCTGGCCGCCATTGGTGCTCACAGCAAGCATTTTTCCTCGCTAGTGGAGTCAGGGAAAAGTCAGTTCGGCAACACTATCTTTGAGCCACTTGGCAGTTGCTTTGCAGCTGGTAATTTTTCCCGTAGCTGGTGGAGTGCACAGTTGGCTGCAGCTCATAACGGTGGTGTTGAAAAAATACCCGGCTCAATTAAAGATGCCCTGAATGAGTATCAGGAAAAGCGAGATGACTGCCTTCAATCTGCTGATCCTGTAATTTCAGCGAAGGCGGATGCTGAAAGCGATGCGGAGCTGAAGAAAAAATTTGGTGGTGGTCGAGAGTGCCTCACTGTCTTTACTGTCGATCCTGAGACAAAAGAAGTCATTGCGAACCCCAAGCCAGCCCACTGCAAAAGCTGACTCAAGCGTGGGTTCTGAACATTGGATTAAACCGGCAGCTCCTGAGCCGGTTAAGGCTATGATTGAAATGCGGCAGCCAAACAAACGAAGGATGTAAGTATGGGAAATCAGTCATTCAATGGCGATGTCGGGCAAGTGGCTGGCGGCAATATCAATAACTATGGCCTGGATGATCTGACTAGCCGAAGTCGCGAGGAAGTGACTGAGCTACTCATTCATCTGCGCGAACGTCTGGCAGATGCTCGTAAAAAAATGATATTCAATCCCATCGTAGGTTGGATGGTCTTAGGCGCTTTGACGTTCCTCATAGAGCTGTTTTCCGGAATCGCTTTTGCGTCTTCAATCGTCCTTGTGACAACCATCTTTCTAGGGATTCTGGTGCCGTACTTCTTCTTCATGCCAATCCAAAAAAAGTATGGTCGGCTGGTATATGCATACCGGCAAAGCATCGCCCACGTAGAAATCTTTCAACACAGCCGAGGCTGGGCTTAGTTGAACGAAAGCTAAGAATTACCTGACTAGCAATCTCTTTAAACTCGATTAAAAGCCCTCCTGTACCACGCCGCCCATGATGGCGGCGTGTGTATTTCTGGCGCCCGAAAAGTACGGCGCCATAACAGGAGGCGTCCGATGCGACCCGAATCCCCTCGCGGTATCCGCAACTTCAACCCCGGCAACATCCGCCACGCCAAAGGCACCCGCTGGCAAGGCATGGCTGTTGCGCAGTCCGATAAAAACTTCGTCCAGTTCAACGCCCCGCGCTGGGGTATCCGGGCAATTGCCCGTGTACTGATCACCTACCAGGACAAACGCTTGGCCGCCGATGGCAGCCGGATCGACAGCGTTCGCGAGATCATCGAGCGCTGGGCGCCAGCCTCTGAAAACAACACCGAGGCTTATACGCTCACCGTCGCCCGCGTCCTGGGCGTTGCCCCTGATCACGAAGGCCTGGACGTCTACAGCTACGACACTATGCGCGCCCTGGTGCTGGCGATCATCCGCCACGAAAACGGCCCAGGGCCGTTGCCCGGTGGCCAATGGTACGGCGAGTCGGTCATCGCCGATGGTCTGGCCCTGGCCGGCGTCGAGCGCGGCATCGTGCATGGCAAAGGTGAGGTGCCAGCATGAAGGTGATCTGTGGATGGCGTTGCTGCTACAAGCTCTACAGCGTCCAGATTGGTGTCCTGATTGCTCTGTTGGGACTCGCCCAGCTAGAGCTGTTGCCGATGTGGCAGGAACAGCTCTCGCCCCGAGCCTATGCGGCACTCAACAGCGGTCTAGCTGTCCTGCTGTTCATCGCTCGCCTGATCAAGCAAGGCCCTGATCAATCTGACCAGGAGGTTCCGTCATGAGACTGAACCTGTTCGGTAGAGCCTTCGCGGCATTGTTGGCGGGTCTGGCGGGTGTTTGTCGCTGGCCCACTCCAAGCACTGCCGCTGGAACCTGGATCAGGTCCGCCGTCATGCCCCCTTATCGCCACGGCAAGACCGGCATTGCAGCAGCCAAACGCCGTGCGCGTAAGTCTCGCAACCATATGAGGCAGCGCCATGGTGCTTGATCGGTTGCCAACAGGACTCCTTGTCGCCGGGCTGGCTTGCGTGATCAGCGCAGCGGCTGCCGGCTCAATCTCCTACGGCTTCGGCTTTCGTTACGCCGAAGCTCAGGGCAACTCCAACTTGCAGACACTCAAGACCACACACGCCGAACAGGCCGGGATTGCCGAGAAGGAAAACCGTCTGCAGTTGCTGCAGCAGGTCGCCCGCGCTAACGAAGCCGAAGCTTTGCTGTTCGCCACATTTGATCGGCACGCCGAAGAAAAACGCCAGCTCCAGGAGCGAATCCCTCATGTCACGACCCAATACATTTCGGCGCCTGGCGCTGTCGCTAAGCCTATCCCTCGTTGTGTGTTCACTGCTGGCTGGCTGCGCGACTTCAACGCCGCCCTCGGTGTGCCCACCCCAAGACCAGGCACCACTGCCACCGCTGCTGAAAAAGCGGCCTGGCCCGCCACCGGCACTGACGCCGAACTACTGGAAAGCGGCGTCACTCCCGCCGACATTCTTGCCCACGCCCAGGACTACGGCCTGTGGTCTCGATCCATCCTCGTCCAACTCAATGCCTTGCTTGATCTCCAGGAAAAGGACTGACCGCATATGGATGTAGCTGAACCCGCTACAGATGACGACATCAGCGATTCACAATTGCGCGTGCGCAACAGCCAGTTACGACGTGGCTCCGGTCAGTCGGTTTACCGCTGCGAGGAATGCGGGGATGCCATTCCCGAAGATCAACGCCAGGACAACCCTGGTGTCGAACATTGTTTTGATTGCATAGACGCCTTGGAACACTTGGCTACGCGGGGTTTTGAATGAACTTGAACGAACTCAACTTCGGCTTCCAAACCGTTCAGTGGCTGATGCTGACGGTACTCAGCATCTACACCTGGATGACCAAACGCCAGGCCGCCAGTGCCCAGGAACTGCTTGAGCTGCGCACTCGCATCGTTGCCCTGGAAGAACACGTCCGGCACTTACCTGACCAGACCGCCGTCACCGATCTGCTGGGCGACATGAAAGCGGTACGGGCCGAACTGTCGGGAGTCAAGGAAGCGCTTGGCCCTTTGGCCCGTTCGCTGGACCGGATCAATGATTACTTGCTGCGAGAAAAGACATGACCCAATTCGCCGACTTTCTGCGCCAGGATTACCGCCTGGTGATTCTGCGCCTGCTGGCCGAGACGACCGGCTACCGCGCCAACAGCTCAGTGCTGGCAATGGCCCTGGACAACTACGGCCACACCCTCAGCCGTGACCAGGTGAAAACCGAGATGCACTGGCTGGCCGAGCAAGGCGCTTTGACTGTTGCCGATGTCGGACCGGTGCTGGTGGCCACGCTGACCGAACGTGGTCAGGACATCGCTGCAGGACGCGCCCGCGTCCCTGGCATCAAACGGCCGGGGGCATAACCATGGCAGGCAAGTCATCCATCAATCGTCTTCCGCCGATGGTCAAGGCGTACATCCAGAAGCTACTGCGTGAAGATCGCATGACGCTGGATGACATGCTGGCCGATATCCAGTCGCGCTTTCCCAACGAGAAATCTCCCAGCCGCAGCGCCCTGGGGCGCTTCAAGCAAGGTTTCGATTTGCTGACCGAGAAAACCCGCCAACACCGCGAGCAGGCGGAAGCCTTCGTTGGTGCATTCGGTGAAGATGCGTCCGACAAGACTGGCGCTTTGCTGGTCGAGGCCATCTCGACCCTGGCGTACCAGGCTGCGATGGGTGCCCATGAAAAGGATGATGTCACCACCAAGGAGGTGGCCGAGTTGGCGCGGGCAGCGAAGAACACGATGCAGGCCCGGACCCTGAGCATCAAAGAGCGCCAGGCCATCGAGAAAGCTGCTCGTGATCGCCTGCTCCAGGAGCAAGACGCTGAGTTGGCCAAGACCGTACAGACCGGAGGGATCAGCGAAGAGCAGGCCCTGTTCTGGCGTCAGAAATTCCTGGGTGTCAAATGAGTGCTCCAGCGGTCAAGCCATCATCGAGTACGTTGCGCGTCGTTGAATGGGACGATTTACCGCCGAGCGTCAAACAGATCCCCAGCGACTACAACCCGATTGCCGATGGCATCCTCATGGCTCACCAGGCCGACTGGTTGAGCATTCAGGCACAAATCAAACTTTGTGAAAAAGGTCGTCGGACCGGCATCACTTTCGCCGAGGCCCTGGACTCGGTGATCACCGCGGCGTCACGCAAGGCCTCTGGCGGCATGGACGTGTTCTATGTCGGTGACACCAAGGAAAAAGGCCTGGAGTTCATCGGCTACTGCGCCAAGTTCAGCCGGGTGATGGCCGAGGCTCAGGCTTCGGGTGTCAGCGAAATCGAAGAGTTCTTGTTTGAGGACCAGGACGAATCGGGTAATACCCGCCAGATCAATGCCTACCGCATTCGTTACGCCTCGGGCTTCAAGATCGTTGCACTGTCCAGTAACCCGGCCAACCTGCGCGGTCTGCAGGGCAAGGTGATCATCGACGAAGCGGCCTTTCACCGTGACGTATCCGCCGTGCTCGATGCCGCAACCGCTTTGCTGATCTGGGGCGGCCGGATCGTCGTCATCAGTAGCCATAACGGCAAGAGCAACCCCTTCAACCAGATGGTCAACGACATCCGTGAAGGCCGCTATGGTGATACGGCAGAGGTCTACAAGGCGACCTTCGATGATGCCGTTGCCAATGGGTTGTATGAGCGCAAGTGCATGATGACTGGGGAAGTCGCCACCGTTGAAGGCAAGGAAGCCTGGTACAAGCAGATTCGCAACGCCTACGGCCCACGCAAAGCGCAGATGCATGAAGAGCTGGACGCAATCCCACGCGACGGCAACGGTGTGTGTATTCCTGGTGTATGGATCGAAGACGCCATGCGCGCCGGCCGTACTGTGTTGCGCCTGGCGCTGGACGATGATTTTACGCTGCAGTCCCTTGCCCGCCGGGAAGCGTATGTCGAGGACTGGATTGAGCGCTATCTCGCGCCACTGGTGCAGGCGCTGACGCCTGAGCTGCGGCATTACCTGGGTATGGACTATGCCCGTCACCGTGACTTCTCGATCATCTGCCCGATGTCAGTAGACCAGGCACGGCACCGTGACGTGCCGTTTGTGGTGGAGATGCACAAAGTGCCGTACCGCCAACAGAAACAGATCCTGTTCTACATCCTGCGTCGACTGCCACGCTTTGCCAGCGCAGCCCTGGACGCCACTGGTAGTGGTGAAACCCTGGCCGAAGAAGCTGCCGATGAGTTCGGTCATGACCGCATCCTGCAGGTGAAACTCAGCCGTGCTTGGTATGGCGCCTGGATGCCGAAGTTCATCCAGCTCTTTGAAGACGGCACTATCACGCTGCCCAAGGATGACTCTCTGCAGCAGGACGTGCGCTCGATTGAAACGGTCGAGGGCATTCCGATGATCATGAAAGCGCGCTCACAAGACCTTAAAGACCCCGAACTCTACCGTCACGGCGACTTTGCTGGTGCCGGCTCACTGGCCAACTTCGCAACACTGGAGAGTGCTGCAGGTCCGGTCTCAGTCAAATCCCGTCGCCCACGTCAGGGCACTCGCATCACCCAGGGGTACGCATGAACAAGAAAGGTGTGTGGGTCTCACCCACGGAATTCGTCAACTTCGCCGAGCCGAGGCACAAGGGGCTGACCGAACATATCGCCAGCCGTGCGCGCAGCTTCGATGCCCAGGCGCTGGGTATGTACCTGCCCAACCCGGACCCGATCCTCAAGGCTCAAGGCAAGGACATCACGGTCTATCGGGATCTGCGCAGCTCTGCCCTGGTCGGCGGCAACATCCGCCGTCGCAAGTCTTCGGTACTCGCCCTGGAGCGCGACCTGAAACGCGGTAACGCCCCCGTTCGCGTAGAGCGTTTTGTACGTGACTGGCTGACCGACCTCGATCTCGACCGGATCATTCGCGAGATGTTGGACGCGCCGTTATACGGGTTTCAGCCCATTGAATTGATGTGGCGTCCTGTCGGGTTGAATATTGTCCCCGAGGATCTGCTGGGCAAACCGGCCGAGTGGTTCCTCTACGACCAGGAGAACAACCTGCGTTTCCGTGCACGCGATGCTGGGTTGACTGGTGAGCTGTGCGATCCGCAACGCTTTGTCGTGGCCCGCCAGGATGCGACCTACAACAACCCGTATGGCTTCGCTGACTTGTCCATGTGCTTCTGGCCGGTGATCTTCATGAAGGGTGGTCTGAAGTTCTGGGTCCAGTTCACCGAAAAGTACGGTTCGCCCTGGGTGATTGGCAAACACCCCCGTGGTGCCAGCACGGGTGAAACCGATCTGTTACTCGACAGCCTTGAGGCGATGGTCCAGGACGCAGTTGCCGCCATCCCGAATGACTCCAGTGTTGACATCATCGAAGCCGCTGGCAAGGCCGGCAGCGCCGAGGTCTACCGTGAGCTGCTGGTCTACTGCCGCAGTGAAATCAACGTCGGGCTGTTGGGACAGAACCAAACCACCGAGTCCAACAGCAACCGGGCCAGCGCAACTGCAGGTCTGGAGGTGGTCAAAGACATCCGCGATGGCGACAAGGGCATTGTCGTCGCGACCATGAACGCGATTATTCGCCGTGTAGTCGATCTGAACTTCGGCGAGAACGTTGCCGCCCCGGTGTACGAGCTGTGGGAACAGGAAGAGATCGATAAGACCCAGGCCGACCGCGACAAGTCGTTGACTGACTCCGGGGTGAAACTCACCAACCAATACTGGATGCGCACTTACAACCTGCAGGAGGGTGATCTGGAAGAGACCCCGGCGCCGGCTGAATCGTCTGAGTTTGCCGAATCGACCCTGAAGCCGATTCTCGACCAGGTAGCGTTGGACCAAGCCATCAACAGCCTTCCTGCTGAGCTGCTCCAGGAGCAGAGCGAACAGGCCATTGCTTCTCTGATCGACGCCCTGTTGCGCGCTCGCACTGACTCCGAGGCGCTCGGCCTGCTGGCCGAAGCGTACCCGACGATGGATGACCAGGCGCTGCAGGAGAACCTCACGCGACTGCTGTTCATGGCCAACATCTGGGGCCGCCTGAATGCCAATGCGGATCGGGAAGACTGATGGCGACCTCAACGAAGACTCCAAACCCGGCCGACCTCAAGGCCATATTCGGCATGGAGCCGAAAAATGCCGTGGCCTACCTGAAATCCAAGGGCTATGCGATCACCTGGAACTGGCAGGAAATGCTCGACAAGGCGCACGACCAGTCCTTCACCGTGGCCAAGGCCATGCGCCTCGATCTGCTGTCGGACATTCGTGGCGCATTGGAAACTGCACTGCAGGAAGGCCAGACCCTCAAACAGTTCATCGCGGATATACAGCCGGTGCTGGAGTCTCAAGGCTGGTGGGGACAGCAGGTCATTGTCGACAGTGAAGGTGTCGGTGAGTTGGTCCAGTTGGGCAGTCCGCGCCGTCTCAAGACGATCTATCAGACCAACCTGCAGAGCGCCTACATGGCTGGCCGCAAGGCCGAGATGGAGCAAACCACCGAGACGCACCCGTACTGGATGTACGTGGCCATCCTGGACGGCAAGACCCGGCCGAGTCACCGGGCGCTGCATGGGCAAGTGTTCCGCCATGACGATCCGATCTGGTCGGCGATCTTCCCACCCAATGGGTTCAACTGCCGTTGCCGTGTTGTCGCACTGAGCGAAGCCGCCGTGAAACGCCGAGGCTTGAAGGTCGTGTCGAGCGAAGGTCGTATGTTCACCGAGACCGTGGAAACCGGAATCGACAAACGTACCGGCGAGATCCGCACTGCACCAGTTACCGGCATCCGCACCACCGATGCAGCAGGCAAGGCCATCACGTTCCGCACCGACCCTGGATTCAACAACGCACCAGGTACTGGCTTGGCCGACATGCTCAAACGCAAACAGGCAGCCGCCTAGGAGGTTTTAAATGTTCACCGTCGAACTGGATCACCAGCGTGTGCAGGCCACCCTGCGCAAAATTGAGTGGGCCGTGGGCGAGCTTGCACCGCTGATGCGTGGCATCGCTGCCGAGCTGGCCAGCCAGACCGAGGAAAACTTCGGCGAGGAAGGTCGCCCCGAGTGGGAGGATCTTTCCGATGTCACCACTGCACGCCGTGAGAAAAACGGTAACTGGCCAGGGCAGATGCTGCAGGTCAGTTCTGCAGGCCTGGCCGCCTCGATCACGACGCAAGCGACCGACAGCTCGGCGTTGGTTGGCAGCAACAAACCCTATGCCGCCATGATGCAGTTCGGTGGCACCAAGTCGGACTTCCCCCATCTGTGGGGCGATATTCCAGGTCGCCCATACTTGCCGATGGACGCCGAGGGCGAGCTGCAGCCCGAGGCAGAAGAAGCCATCTTGGATCTGGCCATGAATCACCTGGAAAAAGCCGCTCGCCTGTAAGGCCCTCAGAAGCGCCTGAGCGCTCATGCGGCCCCGGTTCATCGAGCCGTATAGGCGAATAACGCCGTAAACGTTTTATAAAGCCCTGTCGCCTTACTCCCATCCCACTGTGCGGGTGCCAATTGCACCCTGGCCGCATCATCACCGTCGCGCCACTCTTTAAACTCGATTAAAAGGCTTGGGCCGCTCATTGGCTCAGTCTGTGCGCATCACCTTCAACTGAAGCGCACAGACCATGAAGCCACTCCACATTTTTAAGCCTGGCACGCACGTCACCATGAGTGGCGCCAGCATCTCTTTTGGCGAGTCTGATTTGGCCGCCACCGTGCTCGCCTACGATCCAACCTTGCACGAAGCCCCCCTGGTCATTGGTCATCCCAAGCACGATGCCCCGGCTGCTGGATGGGTCAAGTCACTTTCGGTAGCCGCTGAAGGCCTGTTCGCAGTACCGCATGAAGTCGATGTGGCGTTCGCGGAGCTGGTCGCAAAAAAGAGCTTCAAAAAAATCTCCGCCTCCTTCTATCACCCTGATGCCGCCAACAACCCGGTGCCTGGCGTGTACTACCTGCGTCATGTCGGCTTTCTCGGCGCTCAGCCACCGTCAGTGAAAGGCCTGCGCCCCATCGAACTGGCAGAGGACGAGGAAGGTGTCGTCGAGTTTGGCGACTTCGGTGACAGCATCACGGCCGGTGTCTTTCGTCGCTTGCGCGAATGGCTCATTGGCCAGTTCGGCCAGGAAGCGGCCGATCAGGTTGTGCCTGGCTGGGACGTGGACAACCTGGCCGCCGAAGCCCTTCGCGAAGATGTCCGCCCCTCATTTACCGAACCCACCCAACCCCACAAAACCATCCCCGAGGAACACACCGTGAACTCAACGGAGCAGGCCGCCCTGGAGGCGGAAAACAAACGTCTCAAAACCCAACTTGAACAGCACCAATCTGATCAGCGAAAGGCTGCAGCAGATCAACGCCATTCCAGCAACTTGGCTTTTGCTGAAAGTCTGGTCGGCACCGGGAAGCTGCTGCCCAAACACACCGCCGCCTTGATTGCTGCGCTGGACTTCGCCGAAGCCGGAGATGAACCACTGGAGTTTGGCGAAGGTAAAGAGCGCAAGCCGGTTATCGAAGGCCTCAAGGCGATCTTCGACGACCTGCCAGCACGGATCGACTTTGCCGAGCAGGCGAGCAAAGGCCGTCAAGGCGACATCAACGTCAGCGTCGATCTGGAGTTCGCCGAGAAGAACACCGATCCGGATCGCTTGAGCCTGCACAACCGTGCAAATGCTTTGGCAGCTGACAAAAACATTCCCTACGAGTCGGCGGTTCGCCAGCTCATCAAGCAATAAGGAGTCACCATGGCTGACCGTTTGAGCAAATTGCGGATCGTTGATCCGGTCCTCACTAATCTGGCGCGAGGCTATCGCAACGCCCAGTACATCGGCGAAGGCTTGTTCCCTATCGCGCTGATGGACAAGGAAGCCGGGGTAGTTCCGCTGTTCGGTAAGGAGGCTTTCGAGGTCTACGATACCGAGCGGGCTATCCGTGCCCAGTCCAACATCATGACCCCGGATGATGTAGACGGCCTGGACGTGGTGCTGCGCGAGCATGACCTCGCTTATCCCGTGGACTACCGCGAGAAAAACGAATCCATGTTCGACGCAGAGTCGCGTGCATCCCGTCGTGTGGTCAACGCTATCGATCTGCGCCGCGAAGTCGCATGCGCCAAGCTGGCGCAGAGTCCTGGCACCTTCCCAGCCGGCTCCAAGGTCACGCTGGCTGGCTCCAGCCAATGGAGCAATGGTGGTGGTGACCCCATCGCCGTGGTTGAACAAGGTAAGGAAGTCGTTCGCAGCCGAATCGGTATTCGCCCCAACACCATGACCATGGGCGCCTCGGTGTATCAGTCTCTGAAGTTCCACCCAAAGTTGCAGGAAGCTCTGGGTTCCACCGAACGCAAGCTGATCACCGTCGAACACCTGAAAGCCCTGTTCGGTATCGAGAACGTCTTGATCGGCGAGTCCCTGGCCGGCTCGGTCAATACCTCCGACATCTGGAGCGACAACCTGACCCTGGCTTACGTGGCCAAACCTGCGGCCGGCGCCCAGACCGACTACGACGAACCGAGCTTCGGCTACACCCTGCGTCGTAAAGGTATGCCCGAGATCGATACCTATGACACGGCGGGCGGCAAGGTTCGCTTCGTTCGTAACACCGACATCTATAAGCCTGTGGTCGTGGGTTCGGATGCCGGTTACCTGATCACCGACATCAACGGCTGAGGTTCCCATGGCAGCTAAACAGACCAAGGACACCACCTCGGACAAGGTCGCTGATGCGGCTCAGGATGGTGTCAGCCAAACCGCTGCAGCTGCACCTGCTGCTGTAGCGCTTCCGCAGGCAGGCCCTGTAACAGCGGGCGAACAGGCCACCGACCAAGCCGCACCTGCTGCTCCTGCAGTACTCACCCCAGCTGACACCAAAGGTTCAGATGAGCTGGGTGGTCGGCTTGATGAGTTCCGAGCACCAATAGGTATCTCTGACTTGTCGGCCGTTCTTCAGGATGGCACCAAGGATACTCCCACACTGCCTGGCTACCTGGTAACCGATGTGTCGTCCATGCTGCATGACGGTACCTGGTATCACCAGGACGATGAAATTTTCTTGACCGATAAGGAAGCGGCCCCGCTGTTGCGCCGCCGAATTATCGAACCGTCCCGGAGCGAAAAATGAAGACTCAACAACCTGTTCTCACAACCTCGGTTGTCGCGCTGACTGATCTACCGCGTTACCTCTTCGCCGGCTTCAATGGTGCCTTGTGTGCTGCTGGTGCCAAGGCCCTGGGTACGGTTCAAGCCGACACCGAGGTGGACAACGTGGCCCCGGTCAGTGTCCTGGGCATTTGTCTGATCACTGCCGGTGGCGCAGTGGCGGCCGGTGTCGAGGTGGAGTCTGACGCCTCCGGTCGAGCGGTGACGCTCGCTGCAGGGAAGTCGAACGGCATCACCATGGATGCAGCGACAGCTGCAGGTGATGTCATCCGTATCGTCCGGGGAATCTGAGGCCAGTCATGCGCTACTGCACTCGCACCGATATCGGCAAGGCCATCCCTGAGCTGATCCTGCTTCAGCTCTCCAACGACGACCCCGCCGCCATGGAGCCCAACGAGGACGTCATTGAGGATAGCGTCCGCCAGGCTGAAGAGCTGGTCGATGGTTACCTTCGTGGTCGCTACGACCTGCCACTCAATCCGGTCCCAACCGTATTGCGCGATGCAGTGGTGTACCTGGCGCGGCACTGGTTGTATCAGCGCCGCCCCGAAGGGGCATTGCCAGATGCTGTGAAGGACAGTCGCAAGGACACCATCAAGCTCCTGGAAAGCATCCGCGACGGTGCTGTCACCCTGGGCATGCCTGGCGGTCAGGCTGCGCCAGAGCCTGGTGAGATCCATGTTCGTGCACGTCGTCAGCAGTTCGGCGGCGATCTCTGGGAGCGTTACAGATGATCCAACTCAAAACCCAAACCGAGCAGCTGATGGAGGCCATGCGGGATCGGCTGCAGGAAGCCTTCGGCAAGGATCTGGCGATTGAGCTGTTTCCCGAAAACCCATCGGTCTACCGCTTGAACCACGCACGGGGCGCAATCCTGCTGGCTTATGGCAAATCAGTCTTCGGCGGTTCTGAGGCCAACGATTCGATGTTTCAGGCACGCAACATCGTCATCAGGCTGACCCTGGTGTTTCGCCAGCTCAATGGCAAGGACGGGGTGATCAGCTACCTCGACCAGATCCGTACTTGCCTGACGGGCTGGTTTGCACCGCATTGCGATCAGGCCTGTCGTCCAGTTGCTGAGCAGTTCATTGGCCATATGCAGGGGCTCTGGCAATACGGCCAGGACTTCGCCCTTCGTGCCACTCAACTGCAGGTTATGGGGCCCGAATCTGGCCCGCCACTTAAACAAGTTCGTTTCGAGGAAGAGCAATGAAACTTACCCGCTACATCTATAACGGCCCGCAAAGCGCCGCCACTCTGCGGGTAGGCGAAGCCCGCGAGCTGCTGGACGTGCAACTGCTGCCGGGGAAATCCGTCGAGCTGCCGGCCGACCACGAGTACACCCTGGTGCTGCTGGAACTCAAGCACCTGGTGCTTGCACCGTCTGACGCGAAACCTGCCGGCAAGACTGCAGCTACGCCTCAGAAAACTGGACAGGAGTGAAGCCCAATGGCTGCTAACTATTTGCACGGTATTGAAACCACCGAGGTTGAGAATGGCCCTCGGGCCATTCGGGTGGTCAAGTCGGCGGTGATCGCGCTGGTTGGTACAGCGCCTATCGGTCCGGTCAATGAGCTGACTCAGTCGTTAAACGAAACAGACGCCGCTCAGTTCGGCTCGCACCTCACCGGCTTCAGCATTCCTGAAGCCCTGGAAGGCATCTACGACTTCGGCACCGGTACGGTGTTGGTGGTCAACGTGCTCGATCCGGCGGTTCATCGCACCAACGTCGCTGACCAGGAAAAACAGTTTGGTGATAACGAGCTGCTGCAGCTGGAGCACGGCGCGCTGCAGCTGTTAACGATCAAGTCTGCCGATGGCGTCAATACCTACGATCTGGGCACCGACTACACCGTCAACATGCTGACCGGTCGAGTGACGCGCCTGGCGACAGGGAGTATTCCCGCCAACGCCCAGGTGAAGGCGGATTACACCCATGCTGACCCGAGCAAGGTCACCCCTGCCGATATCATCGGTGGTGTCACCGTCGCTGGTCGGCGTACTGGCTTGAAGGCTTTCCAGGACAGCTACAACCTCTTGGGGTACTTCCCGAAAATCTTCATTGCGCCGGGCTTCAGCACCCTGAACTCGGTGAGTGTCGAATTGATCATCTCGGCCGTGCAGCTCAGCGCGTTTACATACGTCGATGCGCCTATCGGGACCACGGTCCAGCAAGTTATTGCGGGGCGCGGTCCGGCCGGTGCCATCAACTTCAACACGAGCAGCGACCGTGTGCGTCTGTGCTATCCGCATGTGAAGGTGTACGACGCGGCGACCGACGGTTCACGCCTGCAGCCATTGTCGATCCGCGCAGCAGGTCTGCGAGCGAAGATCGACAACGACAAGGGCTACTGGTGGAGCTCGTCCAACCAGGAACTGGTTGGCGTGATTGGCCTGGAACGACCGTTGACGGCTCGGGTCGATGACGCGAACAGTGAGGTCAACCTGCTCAACGAAAACGGCATAACCACTGTTTTCAATTCATTCGGCACTGGCCTCCGTCTGTGGGGAAACCGTTCCGCCGCTTGGCCAACCGTGACTCACATGCGCAACTTTGAAAACGTGCGGCGCACCAAGGACGTGGTGGACGAGTCGATTCGCTACAGCTCGCTGCAGTTCGTTGATCAGCCGGTTACCGATTCGCTGCTTACCAGCATCACCGAAAGCGTCAACCTGTTTATCCGCAAGCTGGTTGGCGATGAGGCGCTTCTCGGTGGCGAGTGCTGGTATGACCCTGCCCGTAATCCACAGACCGAGCTTGAGCTGGGACACGTTCTGTTCAGCTACAAACTGGGGGTTCCCGTGCCGTTCGAGCGCGGTACCTTCGAAACTGAAATCACCGGGGAATACCTGGTCAACCTGGGGGCTCAGTAATGGCCGGTTTTAGCGCACACCGCATTTCCAACGCCAACATCTATCTGGACGGCTCCAGCTTCTTCGGCAAATGTGAAGAGATCGATCTCGGCTCGATCAAAGCCGTGATGAGCGACTTTCAAGGGCTGGGTATGGTCGGCCTGATTGAGCTGCCGGATGGTATCGATAAGCTGGAAGGCAAGATGACCTGGAACAGTCTGTACGCCGAAGCAGCGAAGAAGCTGGTCACTCCGTTCAAGAGCATCCAGCTGCAATGCCGCTCCAACGTCCAGGTGTTCAACAACGGTGGTCTGGTCGACGAGATCCCTTTGGTCACGATGATGACCATCACCGGCAAGGAGTTTCAGCTGGGCAGTCATAAACCCCGCGACCCGACAAAGTATGAAACGCAGTTCTCGGCCACCTATGTGCGCCAGGTACTCAATGGGGATGAAGTGGTGTTGCTGGATTACCTGTCCAACATCTTCCGGGTTGGTGGCGAAGATCAGCTATCCAAGTACCGGAAGAATATTGGGCAAGCATAGGTCTGGAGGTATTTATGGATCATTCCAACGTAGAGCGGCTTGAAGCGTTTAATGCATCGGAAGCGTTGCTCAAAATCTTCGACATGCAAGTTCGTCGTGACATGGACTATGTCCGTGCTCGCGAATACTGGAACCGATGCATACAAGATCTACCGATAGGGACGTTAGTAGAGGCATTGGCTAGGCTCTCGTCGGGCCGTTATCAGATGACACCGCGTTACCAGTGTCAGTGCTGCCGCCATTGTTGATGCATGACCAGGACTAACTCCAACGGACTGGAGTCGCAAGGACGCAACCTGAAGCCCCGCCATCGTGCGGGGCTTCGTCTTTAAACTCGATTAAAAGTCAGCGCCACGACCAGGTGCGATGCTCAGGGCTCACTTAAAGCAGTCGATTAAACCGACACCTTGGAGCAACAAAGATGGCCGAACCAATCAGCTTTACCCTCAAGTTTCCTTTCAAAAGTGCCAGCGGCGACACGATCTCGAAGCTGTCTATCAAGCGTCTGAAACGTAAAGACATCAGCGCCGCCCAGGCAGTAACCAAAGACGAAGCGGCGATGGAAGACGTGCTTGTGTCCAAGATGCTGGGTATCACCATCGAGGATCTTGGCGAGTTCGATATCGCCGACTCCAAGTTAGCCACCGAGGTGTTGCGGGAAATGGCTGGCGGCGGAGACCTTGCTGCAGTCCTGGGACGAGGCGTTGCTGCTGGTCTTGAGGATGCAGCCGTCTGAGATTGCACGATTGGACATGGTTGAGTATTGGCGCTGGGTCGATGTTTGTCAGCGTGAGATCAATCGGCGGAACGAGGTTGCCGAAAGGATGAACAGATGATCAGCTGCCACGCCTAACACCAAGTCCACCAGCAACACGCCGCCTTCTGCAATAGAGGGCGGCCACCTGCAATAGTCTCCCCTTGTAGAGAAATTTATGGCCAGTGAAGTTCGGGTTGGATTAAGGATCGGAGCTGCGGTCTCCAGCACCCTGAGCGGTGCATTCGGTTCGGCCAGATCGACAGTACAACAGCTCGGTCGTGCGACTGATGGCCTGACGGCCAAGCAGAAACTCATCGGCACCGAACTGGCTGCGTCCCTGGCGCGTGGCGGTACTGGCATTGAGCGTATGCGTCGGCAGTACGACCAGGTCGGACGGACGATTGAACAACTCAAGGTCAAACAGGACCGCCTCAATATCAGCATAGCTCGTGGCGAAACTCTCAAGAACAAGCGCAGCGAATTACGTGGCCAGGCGATGGAAACGGTCGGTACGGGCGTAGCACTTGGTGCGCCGGTTGTTCAGTCGATGCGCACCGCAATCGACTTCAAGGACCGGACAAATGACATCGCCATTACCGGTGGCTTTGACGCAGCAGAAGAGAAGCGGCTGGGCGATGTCCTTAGGAGCTCTGCTCTGAAGTGGAACCAAACTCAGATGGAGGTGGCGGCAGGCGCCCAAGTGCTGATCGCTGGTGGGATTTCCAACGTTAAAGAGCTGGAAGCCTATGCACCTCTAATGTCTAAGTTCGCTACTGCAACACGAGCCAGCATGGATGACCTCGGCTCTGTGGCAATTGCGCTCAGCGACAACTTGGGGATTGGAGCATCAGGATTTGAGCGCTCAATGAACATGCTCGCTTCCGCAGGGAAGAACGGTCAATTCGAACTAGCTGACATGGCTAAGTGGTTACCTCAATTGACTCCTCAGTTTGCCGCTTTGGGTATCACTGGCGAGCGAGCCGTAGCAGAGATTGGTGCTTCCCTTCAGATTGCCCGGCGCGGCGCGGGTAGCAATGACGAGGCAGCCAATAACTTCAAAAACTTCCTGTCCAAGCTTACTGCCAAGGATACTTTGAAGTCATTCGAAGGCGCGGGAATTAACCTTCAGGAGAGCATGCAGAATCTGGTCGGGAAAGGACTTACCCCAGTTCAGGCAATGCTTGAAGTGATTACTCAGTATGTCGGGAGCAAAGGTCCGAAAGCCGCTGGTGAGTTTCAAAAAGCGATGGCAATCAAGGACGATGCCGAGCGAGAAATAGCTCTGAAACGGTTGAACGAATCGTACAAGCTAGGCGAGTTATTTGCCGACATGCAGGTGCTTTCTTTTGTTCGACCCGCTTTGGCAAACCGCAAGGACCTAAGTGGAATCCAAAAAACCAGTATCGATGATGCCGATAAGGGAATTGGTGATGCTGATTGGAAAAAGCGCATGGAGAGTCCGAAGGAACAGTTGAAAGCGCTGACGATTAATCTATCGGAAATCGGAATAACCATCGGTAGCGTGCTGCTACCTGCTCTTGTTGATGTTACCCAAGCAGTCCTACCGGTAATGCAGTCATTCGCCACCTGGGCCGGTGAAAACCCCGCGCTTATAAAGGGTATCGTCGGTCTGGTCGGTGCTCTCCTGATCAGTAAACTGGCCTTCATCGGTGTTGCCTATGGAGCCAACCTGGTGCTGTCGCCCTTTGTGGCCATGACCACCACCGTCAGAACGCTCTCCGCCAAATGGACGTTACTCCGCGGCTTATGGCAGATGGGTAAATTCGCACCGCTGATCTCTGGTCTTTCCCGGATCGGCGGTGGTTTGCTCACGGTGGCCAAATACAGTGGTTTGTTCCTGCGCGGTGTCACAATGGCGCTCGGCACACCGTTGATGATGGTGGCGCGGGGCGGTTTGTTCTTGGGCAAGATCCTCGGCGGCACGCTGTTGTTCGGATTGAAGCTTGCCGGCCAGGCGATCCTTTGGCTTGGAAGAGCTTTGCTAATGAACCCCATCGGCTTACTGATCACGGGTATCGCGCTCGGAGCTTATTTGATCTACCGCTATTGGGAGCCGATCAAAGGGTTCTTTGTCGGACTTTGGGGCGAGATCAAAGCTGGCTTTAGTGGTGGGCTTGCAGGCATCGCCGCATTGATTGTCAACTTTTCGCCGGTTGGACTTTTCTACCGTGCATTTGCTGCCGTGATGAATTATTTCGGAGTCGAACTACCCGGCAAATTCAGCGAATTCGGCGGCATGATTGTCACAGGCCTGGTAAACGGCATCAGCAACATGGCCAGCTCGCTGAAGGACAGCGTGATTGGCATCGGCTCTTCAGTAAAAGGCTGGTTCACCGAGACGCTTGGCATCCAGTCGCCGAGCCGCGTGTTCATGGGGTACGGGGCCAACATCAGCGAAGGTGCGGCCATTGGCATCAGCGAGCAAGCCGGTCTGGTACGCAAGGCCGCACTCGGAATGGCAGCGCAATCGGGTGTCGACCTTGCACCGCCGAACCCGGCCAATGTCTCCAGAGCGAGCATGATGGGTAATGGCGGCGGCACGTCCCCTAGCGGTTCTCCAACTGCTGGTGATGGCCAGCCCGTCATTCACTTCTCACCTCAAATTACCGTGCCCGGCGGCACCGAAACTCAACAGCAGGTCCAACAGGGCCTTCAGGCCGGTTATGCCGACTTCGTGCGGATGATGGATCGTTACATGCATGACAAGCGCCGCCGCAGCTATGGCTCGTCTGATGAGGGGATTGCCTGATGTTTGCCATCCTGGGCGATATCGAGTTCACCGTTGCTGGTGGCATCACCGGCATGGAGCAAAGCAGCTCGGCCGATTGGGCCGAGCATGCCCGTATCCAGGGCAAGCCCTTGCTTGAGTGGATTGGTGAAGGGCTGGATGAATGCAACCTGACCATCGAGCTGCATCCTGCCCTGGGCGATCCCGAGGAGCGCCTACGGGCTCTGCGCCAGGCCAAGGCCAAGCACGAGCCTCTGGCGTTTGTCATGGGCTCCGGCGAGTACCTGGGCGCCTATGTCATCACCAACATCGGCAACACCATCCGCCGCGCAACAGCTACGGGCCAAATCCACTCTGCAACGGTTCAATTGAGCCTGAAGGAGTACACCGGAGCTTTCACGCGCAAGGTCGCTCGTCCGGGTCTACTCGATACTGCTTTGAGCGGCACACCTGCAGCTACTGCAGGATCGCCCGGACTTATCTCGCGACTGATGCCATCCCCCAGCACCGTCCAGGCGGTGATTGGTCACGCCAAAACAGCCGGCAATATGCTGAAAGCCGGTCAGAACCTGTATGAGACGGTCAAGAGCGGTAACGCCTCGATGATCCTTGGCCAGGTTCCCCAGTTGCTGGGTGTCACCGCGAGGGCCATCGAGCCGTTGCAAGATCTTACGGGAGCAGCGGGTCTGCTCAAAGATGGTGCCGATCTGTCACGGTTAGGTGAGGACGTCCTAAGCAGTGTAATGGGGGCTCGATCCGCCCTCAATCCAGTTGATCTGGGCAACATCGTGGACCGGTTTACCGCGTCCCGCGAATCGCTTGACCAGGCGCTTACCACCATGAACGGTGCCAGCACTCGCTTGGCGGGACTGGCGGCACAAGTTCTGACGAGGAAAGCCTGATGTTTCTTACCCATGTCACGACTGAAGGTGAGCGTTGGGATCAACTGGCGTGGAGGTACTACGGTGACGCTCATCGGTATTCTCCGATTGTTCAGGCCAACATGCATGTGCCGATCACTGGAGCCCTACCGGCTGGGTTGACCTTGGCCATTCCGCTGCTTGATCCCGTGGCGAAAACCGAGGATCTCCCACCATGGATGCGATGATCCCCAAGCTGGTGCCAGAAGCGCGTTTTGTGCTGACCTACCAGCAGAGCAATATCACTCGCAATGTCAGCCTGCACCTGCTCTCACTGACTTATTCAGACTTTCTCACTGGTGAGGCTGACAGCCTGGAGGTCGAACTGGAGGACACCGAGGGCAAATGGCGTGGCGCCTGGTATCCAGGTCATGGTGACACCTTGTCCCTGGCTATTGGGTGGGAAGGTGAATCGTTGCGCACGCTTGGCCGGTTTGAAATTGATGAGGTTGAGCTGAATTGCCCGCCGTCGACCATCACCATTCACGCGTTGGCCACCGGCATCAAGGCGTCATTGCGTACCACCGAGCATCGCGCATACGAAAGCACCACACTGGATGCCATCGCCAAACAAGTGGCTGACCGTCAAGGCCTGGAACTGATCGGCAGTATCGAGCCGATCAAACTCGACCGACTGACCCAGCAAGAATCTGACTTGACCTTTCTGCGCAACCTTGCCGGCGAGTACGACTATGCCTTCAAGGTCACCGGCACCCGGATGGTCTTCCACGCTATCAGTGAGCTGGCCAAAGGAACGCCGGTAGCAACTCAGGTGCTCCAGGATCTAGCCGACGTGAGATTGCGAGACACGATCAAAAGCGTGCCTCAGGCTGTAGAGGTCAAGCACAAAGAGCCTGCGAAGAAGCAGTTGATCGCCTACAAGGTCGACAACGATGGTAAGACTGTTGCGGTGCCCAGTAGCGTGAGTAAGTCCACTACCAGCGGTGACACGAAGAAGAGCCGCAAGCGCAGCGCCTCGGCCGAGGAATCCAAAGCAAAAGCCAAGGCTGAACTGGCCAAGGCCAATCGAGAGCGTACTACTGGCAGCTGGACCGCCATGGGTCGTCCCAACCTGGTCAGCGGCAATATCGTGACCTTGGCTGCAGCAGGCATGCTGGGTGGCAACTATTTGATCACGTCCGCGCAGCACCGAATGACCCGCAACGGTGGTTACACCGTGGACAAATCGGTCTGTCGCATTTCTGCGCCCTCGATCTCGATGACCCTGGAAAACACAAAGCCTGACTTGGCGCTGTCGACTTACGGTATTCAACAAGAGGTGATCGCCTGATGGGTGTTCAACTGGAGTACGGCGAAGTCAGCGCCGTGGACTATATGACCTGTCGCATCCGGGTGCGACTGGATGATCGTGACGGGGTTGAAAGCTATTGGCTCAACGTGCCGCAACGTAACACCCAGGGCACGCAGCGCCGGCCGCTGATGCCCGAGCTGAATGAACAGGTCGCAGTGCTGCTGGATGCTGACGGTGTGGATGGTGTTTACCTGGGCGGGATCTATTCGACTGCCGAGCCACCGCCTGTGGTCGACCAGGACACGGATTATGTGCGGTTCAGTGACGGGACGGTCTCCACCTACAACCGTTCGGCCGGAGTGATGACGTTGGATTGCGTGGGGGCTCTACTTGTGAAATGCGGCCGGAATATCACGGTGGAAGCCGGCGAGCCGGTAGTGGTGAGGGCTCCGTCAGCGACTCTGGACATTCCGCAGGTCGCCCTGAATGGCAACCTGCAGGTGAATGGCAACATCAATGCAACAGGCACCATCATGGATGCTGGTGGAAACTCGAACCACCATAGCCACTAAACGCTGGCTCGATCTCTTCTCGGTCCAAGGACTCTTTAAACTCGATTAAAAGCCTGCGCCAGCAGGCTTTCGCATTATGGGCGCATGACGACGCCCACTCCTTATACCAGCATCACCGCCGCCCACTGGCAGCCCGCCCTCGGTACATCCGGGGAGGTTGTCGAGGGCTTGCGCGATATCGACCAGTCCATTCGCATCATCCTCACCACGCCCAAGGGCGCCGACGCTCATCGGCCGGACTTCGGCAGTGACCTTCCTTTATATATCGACTGGCCTGTCAACCGAGTGACCCCGCACCTGGTGCGGGAAGCGGTCGATGCCCTTCGTCGTTGGGAAACCCGTATCGACGTCGTGCAGGTACAGGTGCTGATTGAAGAGTCGCAGATCACAGTGCGGGTGCAATGGCGAGTTGCGGACGGCGTCACCCAGTTGACCGAGGTGCCCTATGCGCGAGCTGCCTAAACCCGTCTTTGTCGAGATCGATCCGACCGCCACTGAGGCCGCCCTGATTGCCCGCTATGAGGCCAAGTCTGGGAAAACCCTGTATCCCGCTCAGGTCGAGCGGCTTTTTATCGACCTGATTGCCTATGCCAAAACGCTCTCGGACATGGCCATCCAAAATGCCGGTGAGCAGTCCCTGGTGCGTTTCGCAGCTGCCCCCATCCTGGATTACCTGGGCGAACTGGTTGCCACGCCCAGACTGCTGGCTGTTTCTGCTAGCTGCCCGATGCTCTTCAGCATACCGACGGCTGTGCAACAACCTTTGCTGATTCCTACCGGCACTCGGGTCAGCACCCAGGACGCCAAGATCACCTTCTTGACTGACCAGGATGCCATCATTCCTGCTGGCCAAACCCAGATTAGTGTCACTTCGACCTGTCTTACGGCTGGAGAGGTTGGCAATGGCTGGGCCGTTGGCCAGATCAGCAGCATCGGTAACCCACCTGCAGCAGGGCTGACGGCCACGAACACCAGCGTCACTGCTGATGGTGCCGAGGATGAAGAAGACGATCCTTATCGCGAGCGGATCATCCTGGCCCCTGAAGCCTTCAGCAATGCCGGCAGCCGGGGGGCCTATCGCTACCACGCTCTGGCGGTACATCAGTCGATTATTGATGTCGCCGTGCATGGGCCGGACGAAGGACAACCGGATGGCCATGTGGCGATATTCCCACTTATCAGCACCGGCTTACCTTCGGACGATCTGCTCCAGCGGATCAAAAGCCAGGTCAGCGGCGAGAAACTGCGCCCGTTATGCGACACCGTGCACGCCTATGCCCCCGTCGAAGTCGCCTACCAGATCAAGGCTCGCATCACGTTCTACGACACGGCAGAACGCACTGAAGCTATGAAGGCAGCCAACGCTGCTGCTGTGGCGTATGCGGCTGAGCGTCGTGCAGGGCTTGGCCGCGATCTTGTCCGGGAACAGCTGACTGCACTGCTGCAGGTGTCAGGCGTCTATCAGGCTGACCTGGAGTTCCCGAGCGCCTTGCGCGAGCTGCAGAGTAATGAATGGGCGAACTGCACATCGATCCTACTGGAGGATGCGGGGGTGGCTTATGGCTAAGCAACAACTGCCGCCCGCGCTGGCCAGTGATGAGCGTTTCGCATTGCTCTGCGAGTTGCTAGACGAGACGTTTGACAGCCTGGATATCAACGCAATGTTGGTTTACCTGGTCGACCTGGTGAAACCGAAACTGCTGCCTTATCTGGCCGATCAGTTCTCTCTCATCGATGAGGCAGCCTGGCTGCTGGCCGAGTCGGTGGATGCCAAGCGTGACCTGATCAAGAACTCAGCTCAGTTGCACCGCTACAAGGGCACGCCCTGGGCGATTCGTGAAGTCATTCGCCTGCTGGGGTTCGGCGAAGTGACAATCCAGGAGGGGCTGAGTAACCAGGTGCGCGACGGCTCAATCACCAGGGACGGGAATCACGTGCATGGTAACCCCGCCGCCTGGCCCCTCTATCGAGTCTTTCTCAAACGCGCCATCACCAATGACCAGGCTGCGCTCGTGCGTCGCCTTCTACTTTCCGTCGGACCTACACGCTGCCGCTTGGTATCACTCGACTATCAGTCAGTGGCAATCAGGCATAACGGCTTTGCTCGTCGCGACGGCCAATACAACCATGGGAGCAGCTAATGGCCGATCTAACCGAATCAAATGAATGGCCAGAAGGCATCTATCAGCTTGAGACGTCCGACCCTGTATTAGGTGGGCCGGAAGGTATCGACAACGTGCAAGCTAAGCAGTTGGCGAACCGAACAAAGTGGCTCAAGGATCAGATTGCAAAGATCGTTGAGGGAGCGACCTCCATCGGTAAGGCGGTTCAACTGGAGACAGCCCGCGCATTAAAGTTCAAGGGCGCCGCCACAGGAACCGGTAACTTTGATGGGAGCGCTGACACTGAGATCACGCTGACCTTGGCGAATAGCGGTGTGATGGCCGGCAGCTATCCCAAAGTGACGGTCAGCGATAAGGGCATTGTGACTGGGGGGGCGGCGCTTACTCCTGGCGATCTCCCCGAGGGGGTGACTGCGCCACAGTTCGACAATGACACAACCCTGGCGACGACTGCATTTGCAAAACGAATGGGTGTCGAGTGGTCGAATATCAATTCGGTCGCTGCCAGTACCGTGCTGGGGAATGGAAGTATTGGCGGTGTTGTTAGCTCGGCTTCTGCGACGGCAGTAAGCATTACCTTGCCGCCTACTGCGTCAGTGCCTGCAGGCGGTGCGATTCTGCTGCTTAACGCTGGCGATGGTGCGGCAACTCTGCTGGCTTCGGCTGGCGACATCTTGACGAATGCGGCCGGTATCACGATTCCGATTGTTCTGGGGAAGGGTGACTCTGCGCTGTTATCTAAGGTGACAGGCGAGTGGCGTTTAGTCCTCGGTTCCATCGCGCTTCGGCACTCGGCCACGTTTGCGGGGGTACTTGGTAGCTCCGGTCGGCAGAGGCTGCCTAACGGAATGCTCATGCAGTGGGTGAGTGTGGCCATGCCAACTACACAAGGTGGCTCAACGTCATTCAACTGGCCGATTGCATTTGATAACGCGCTCAATTCTGTCTCGTTCGCCCCGGATTTCACGGTTTCTGGATACGGTTATATCAATCTGGCAGTTGTGAACAGGAATAAGACGGGGGCTACGTTGTTGAGCAACGGGCTGTCAGCGACGCTAGGGGCAGTTGTGGCAACAACAATTATCGGCATCGGATATTGAGGATAGAACCGCATGATTTTTTACTCGGCGACCACAGGCGGTTTTTACGATCCGGCTGAAAATTCCTACATACCAGGGGACGTGGTAGAGATCACGGACGAGCATCACGCAGCCCTTCTTGAGGGGCCTGCTGCTGGTCTGCGAGTTGTTGCCGACAGTGCCGGGCACCCGGTACTTGCCGATCCACTACCACTGTCGGAAGAGGTGCTTATCGAGAATGAGCGTTCTTGGCGAGCAGGGCAGTTGACGACAACCGACGGCATGGTTACCCGGCACCGTGATGAACTGGAGGAAAGTTCAGAAACCACATTGATGACCACGCAGTACGCAGAGCTTCAGGCATACCGACGTGCGCTTCGCAACTGGCCGGAAGCGGGAGAGTTCCCGTTGATCGAACATCGTCCTGCTGCCCCATCCTGGCTGACAGAGCAAATTTGAAAGAGTAAGAGACGGCTGCTGGACGGGTGCGCGAACACCCCTCCAGCCGCTTCGACACCACTGAATAGACCAGTGAGCCAAAGCCAAGGCCGCCTGCCTGACGTCAAGGCGCGGGCACCTTAGCACAACAGCATCAAGGGCTCACCCCACTATGGAAGACATCCGATGCGGCCATTGCGGCCGGAAATTGGCCGCAGTGCGCGGCTTTATTGAGTTGCAGATCAAGTGTCCACGCTGTCGGACACTTAACCACCTGAAGGCCGAGAGCCTCCTGAAACCGCCATCGAGCGCCCAAAGCCATCAGGAGGCTTCATGTACGCCCAACCGATCATTCCTTGGATAGGCGGTAAACGCCGTCTCGCCGACCGCATCTTCCCGCTGTTTCCTGCTCACAGTTGCTACGTCGAACCGTTCGCAGGCGGTGCCGCACTGTTCTTCCTCCGGCCGGTACCGGCCGAGGTAGAGGTGTTGAATGACGTGAATGGTGATTTGATCAACCTCTATCGGGTGGTGCAGAACCATCTAGAGGAGTTCGTCAGGCAGTTCAAATGGGCCTTATCGAGCCGCCAGGTGTTCAAGTGGCTACAGATGACTCGACCCGAAACCCTCACTGATATCCAACGAGCAGCCAGGTTCTACTACCTGCAGCAGTCTGCCTTTGGCGGGCGCGTTGACGGCCAGAGCTACGGTACAGCCACCACCACACCGCCAGGACTCAACTTGCTGAGACTTGAGGAAACCCTGTCGGCCGCTCACTTGCGGCTCAGCAGCACCTATATAGAACACTTGAGCTGGCAAGACGTGATGAAGAAGTACGACCGCGAGCACACGCTGTTTTACTGCGACCCGCCGTACTGGCAGACCGAAGGCTACGGTGTTCCCTTCGAACTCGACCAATACGAGGCGATGGCCAAGCTCTTGGGCGAAATCAAAGGCAAGGCCATCATCAGCCTCAACGATCATCCAGACATACGCAGGGTATTCGCCGGCTATCACATGGAGACGACTGACATTAAGTACACGGTCGGTGGAGGCAAAGGGAGCGAAGCGAAGGAGGTGCTGATCTTCAGCTGGGATATACAGGCCGAACCAGCCGGCCTGTTTTGATATTCTGTTGCCGTGGATGCAAAAGAACACGACGCCATTTATCTCACATCAGGGCGCGGATTTTTCGCGCCCGGCATCAGCTG